TGAGGCAGCACAAGCGGAGAAGGCGTTACGGGAAAGGCTTGCTTCTCAGCATCAAGCATGGAAAGAAATGTACGCACAACTGATCCTGCTAGAGTACGAACGGCGGGAACAGGAGTACGAAGATGCACAAATCGCAATATTGCTTTTTGATATGTAACACCACTCACATGAGGAAACCAAAATGTCCGAAGAAGCCGTAGTCGAAGCCTCCGTTGCACCCGTTGCCGCCGTAGTCGCAGAGCCAGTTGCAGAACCGGCAACCCCTGTAGTCGAGACTCCACCTGCACCGCCCACAGCGGAAGAACTCCAAAAGAAGTTCGACCGTGATGCGGCCATGCAGCGCCGCAGATACGAGAAAGACTTGCAGGCAGAACGTGAGCAACGTATCCGGCTTGAGGAGCGGCTTGCAAAAGCAGAACCCGCGCGTCCATCAGATCCTGGAATGCCTACTATTGACAAGTTCGACAATTTCGATGAATATGTGACTGCGAAAGCGGAATACATCGCATCGCAAACTCTCTCGAAGCATGAGCAGAGGCAGCAGCAGGAAAAAGCGCAGGCGGCGCAGGTTCAAACCGTCGAGGCTTGGAACAAGCGGGTAGCCGCCGCCGACATACCGGATTTCCACGATGTTGTGGCAAGTTCCGATGTGCCGATGACAAAGATCATGCAGCAAGCGATCATGGAAAGCGATAATGGGCCGAAGCTGGCGTACCACCTAGCCACGAATCCCGCAGACGCCGAACGGATCGCAGGAATGACGCCCATAGGGGCGGTACGCGCACTCACGCTCATTGAGGAAGGCTTGAAGAAGCCTGTAGCAGTATCAAAAGCTACGCCACCCATTACGCCGGTTGGCTCGAAAGCTACGTCGATCAAGTCCCTTCTGGACGTGAAAGACTACGACGAGTTCAGCAAGCGACGGGCGGCTCAAATCGCCAAACGGCGATAACCTCAATTTAGGAGCAAGTCATGTCAAACGTCTTTGTTGTAACCGATCTGGTTGCCAAGGAATCTCTGCGCATCGCGCATGAGAAGGCCCAGTTTATCGGCACCGTGGATCGTCAATACGATTCGTCTTTCACTTACGATCCGGGTCGCGGCGCACACGGTCAAACCCTGCGCGTCAAGTCCCCGAACATGTACACCCGCCGTCAGGGTTCCCGCGTCATGGCCGTGCAAGATCAGGCCGAAGCCTCGCAGACCATCACCGTCGCAACGCAGGACGGCGTGGATATGCGCTTCAACTCGGCTGAACTGATCCAGTCCGTCGATTCCGATGGTGCTTTCGATGAACTGTCGCGCAAGTACATCCAGCCGGCTATTTCCTCGCTGGTATCCGGTATCGAAGCCGACTTCTTGGCCTACGCGACCAAAGCGACCTACAACGTCGCCGGCACTGCTGGTACTGCCTTGACCGACCTCGTTGCTGTCGGCGGCGCTCGCGCCAAGCTGAATCAAGGTCTGGCTCCGAAGGATGGCAGTCGCTTCATTCAGGCGGATTCCGTCACGATGGGCGGCATGGTCAATGGCCTGAAAGGGCTGTTCCAAGACTCCGCGCAGATCAAGGAACAGTACCGCGAAGGCATGATTGGACGTACCGCAATGGCTGATTGGTACGAAAACGACCGTATGTGGACGTTCACCAACGGCGCTGACGTGACCTGTACGATGGCGGCTTCTGCTGCGGTTGTCGATGGTGGCTCGGTAATGACGATGGCTTCCCTGTCGGCGGCTCCGGCTACCGGCGCGGTATTCACCGTCCCCGGCGTCTATGCCTGCCACCCGGAAACGAAGGCTTCGCTCGGCTTCCTCCAGCAGTTCGTGGTGACGGCTGGTACGACTACCATCCAGACCGTTTCGCCTCCGACCTACCTCTCTGGCCCCCGTCAGAATCTGTGTTCCGCTGCCGGAGCTGCACTGACCACGGCAACCTTCGATGGTACGGGTATTGTTCCGGTGTTTGTCGGCGCGGCTTCGACCAGCTACGTTCAGAACCTCATGTATCACAAAGAGGCTTTCCAGTTCGTAACTGCCGACCTGCCGATCCTGGACGACGCGCAGAAATGCGTTCGAGTCAACAAGGATGGCCTGAGTCTGCGCTGCTGGATGGGTTCGGATATTCGCAATGACGAACTGTTGCTGCGCGTGGATATTCTCTACGGAATGGCTGCACTCCGTCCGGCATGGGCCTCCCGCATCATCGGCGCGGCTAACGCCTAATCCACAGTGGCGGTGAAAGCCGCCCCGTTCAAACACTGAAAGGAAAATATCATGGCAACTTACGAAAGTCTTGGCTACAACTCGGCGGATGGTATGCAGATCGGTTCTTCTGCATCTAAGCCAGTTGGCTTCTACGGTAAGGTTCCGGTAGCGCAGCGCGCCTACAGTTCTGCCGTTCATGCAACGTCCGCTCTGGTCACGTCGGCGGGTTCCCTGTTTGTGGCGAGTCACCTTGCCGCGATTCAGGAAATCCAGAATACGCTGATCGGCCTCGGCATTTATGCGACCGCTTAATCATGGGACGCTCACTTGGAGTCGCAGACTCGACAGCCGATATTGACGGTGGCACGATCACGGGTATTTCTACCCTGAAAACTGCCACTGGATCAACCATCGGACTGTATGGGAAAGTGCCTGTAGCACAGCGGGCGTATAGCTCGGCAGTTCATGCTACTTCGGCACTTGTTACCTCGGCGGGTTCTCTGTTTGTCGCATCGCATCTGGCGGCGATTCAGGAAATCCAATTGACCCTCATAGGGCTTGGCGTGTACGCCACTGCGTAACAGTTAGGGGAATGTCTAGGGTCTATAGCCCGAAAATGTGTTCAGCGCACACGACATTCCCCTTCCTCGCTGAATTTCTACTGGAGAAATAATGCCTAAACAGCCAGAATTGGCAAAGATGGTAGTTTTTTGCATACCTACTATCACAAAACCATACCAGTGCACGCTTGATAGCATCAGGGATTCCGTACCTCTGATTGAAGCTGCCGGGTGGAATCATCGTATTGTCTATGAGATAGGCTCACCGTACATTTCATGCGCCCGTTCTGTCATGCTCCGAAAAGCATTGGATGCGATGGCAACGCATATCGTATTCATTGACCACGACCTTTCGTGGCAACCTCAAGACCTTCTCGACCTGATTGAAGCTGAAGGCGATGTTGTCTCAGGTAACTACCGATTCAAGATTGACGAAGTGGAGTTCATGGGTACTCTGCAACCGGACATCAATGGATTTCCGCAAGTCCGTGAAGATGGCGCGGTGAAGGCGTGGTTCATTCCTGCCGGATTCCTGAAGGTCACTCGAACTGCGATTTCCCGCTTCATCATGGCCTACCCTGAACTGACTTACGGCGACAAGTGCAATCCCTGCGTCGACCTGTTCAATCATGGAGCATTTGATGGCATGTGGTACGGCGAGGACTATGCCTTCTCTCGTCGGTGGCGGGACTTGGGCGGCGAAATCTATATCCTGCCGCACCTGAACCTCGTCCATCACACTGCAGATAAGGGTTTTGGTGGCACATTCCATGACTACCTCTGCGCTCAACCAGGCGGGTCACAAGACCCTGATAGGGGTCCAGAATGAACGGGACACTACTGCACCCCGGCTGCGGATTTGAACCGCTCCCTGAGTGGTTAAATGGAGCCGTAGAGACTCGGCTGGATATAGACGAGGACTGCAATCCCGACATCGTTGCTTCCATCACCGACATGGGCGAGATTGGACAGTTCAATCTAATCTATACAAGTCACACGCTGGAGCATCTGTATCAGTACGACGTGGACAAGGCTCTGAAAGAGTTCTACCGCGTACTGAAACCGGGTGGCATGTGTTTCATCATGGTTCCAGATGTTGAAGGCGTCACTTGCAATAACGAAGTTCTGTACGTTTCTCAAGCCGGCCCAATTTGCGGTTTGGACTTGTATTACGGCCTGACGAGTTATGTCCAGCAGAACCCGTATTACGCCCACCACACGGCTTTTGTGAAAGAGTCGATGGAAGAACAACTCAAGAATGCAGGGTTTGAAATTCTCACTGTCAAGAGAATGCCTGATTACAACCTGATGGGTGTTGGAAAGAAACCGGCTGAATCAAATTCAGGCGTATGATTCAAAACATCTTACGAAGCAAACCCAAAAGCGAGAGGAACAATCATGTACAAACCGAACTTAGGCACAATTTTTTCAGTTGCCAACCAAGCTGTTGTCTCCACAACCGCTGGCCTTGCAACAACTTTCACCGGGCTAGCGATTGCTAACCCTGCCGCATCTGGCGTCAATCTCGTAATGAAGCGGTTTTGCTGCACTCAGACCGCAGTTGGTGTCGCAGGTTCAATCGGCCTCATGGGTGGCGTTGGAGTTGCAGCAGGTGCTTTGACCCCAATCAACCGAAGTTTGGGTTCGGGGCTTAAGTCAAAGGCAACCGCATCGGCGGGGGCGACTATCTCGACTCCGATACTGATTGAAGTCTATGGAACGCTTGGATCGGTGGCAACTACCGCTTACGGGATAACTCCGGGAATCGTTATTGAGTTGAATGGCTCAATCATTATTCCTCCCGGATCGTTTTTGGCTTCCTACACGACTGCGGCTACAACAAACGCATTGGTGTTCTCGATGATGTGGGAAGAAGTTCCGTACATGTAAAAGGAGAATGACATGCTAATGTATTCAGAACTCGGTGGATTCGCCAACTTTCCTGAAGGCGGCGCTCCTGCTGGATGGGTTGATGGCGAGCCTGTTCGCAAGGCATTGCAGGATGCCAAGGCGGGGGTTGCAAAAACCGTCGAAACGGTTACAATCCAAACTGTAGCACCACAGGACACGCCTCCCCGTCGCCCTGGTCGCCCTCCCAAAATCGCAGACGAGATTTGAGATGAACGATCATGGCCGATGCCCAAAACCTGATTGACCGAGCTGCCCGACTCGTAGGCGCAGTAAATTCTGGCGTATCCTGTACCGCCGCAGAATCAGCAGATGGCCTGATCGCCCTCAATGCCATGCTCGAAGCGTGGCAGATCGAAAAGCTGGATGTGTATGCGTTTGTCGATACCGCGTACTCATTGGTAGCCGCGACGAGTTCCTACACCGTGGGGCCGGCTGGAAACTTTGCACTGACTCCGCGTCCCCACAAGATCGAAGAATGCTTCGTTCGCGTATCCAGCACAGATTACCCCGTCGAACTGCTGACGGCGGAACAGTGGTTCGCGTTGGAGGATAAGACCGACACAGCGACGTATCCTGATCGCGCATACTACGAACCGACGCTTCCAACTGGAACGCTGAAAGTCTATCCCGTTCCGAGTGCTGTCAGTTCGCTCCATATCGTGACGTGGCAGGTTGTTTCCTCGCTGGCCGCACTCTCGACAACGATTGCGCTTCCGCCCGGCTACGAACGCGCAATGGCGTACAACCTCGCTATCGAATGGGCTGGCCCTGAGTTCGGATTGTCTCCAAGCAATGATGTACGGAAGATCGCGCAAGACTCTCTGGCGGCTATTCAGCGCGCCAATCATCGTCCTGTATCGAATCACTCCCCGATGGGTAGATTCTTTGCAGGGCAGCGATCAAATATTCTGACGGGGACATAATGAGAAA